TGAAGGTTCTTTGTATGGTAAAAATACAAATGCATCTTTTAGATTACCACCTGGAGTATCTACATCTTTAAATTCTCCTGGTTGTATTGGTGAAGCGTCATCTTTGACTCTAACACCACGTTGTTTAAATCCGGCTGGTAAGTTTGATAACGTACCTGCGTCTAATAATTGACGGAGAGCAGACGTTGCCGTTCTACTCAATCCGCCAATCATGTGAATGAGTCCAAAGCCATAAAATCCTAGTCCTGGCAGAAATTTGAAGTGGACAAAATATTGGATTTTATTTTTCAGTGGATCATTGGGCGCAAAGTTTCGTCTAATAGACAAAACTTTTTGACTACCTTCTTCGATTGTTACGACATAAGGTAATTTTATTTCTGTTGGTTGACCGTCTTGACCAACATCTTCGAAGCCTTCTAAATCTAAGTTAACGTGAAACTCTAACAAAGTATACATTGCTTGCATTCTTGCAGATTTAGTTGTTCCTTCTAATTCTCTTTCTTTTTCCGCTACCTTATCTGCATCAGATGCAGATAAAGGTTTGGAAAGTTCAATATCTGAATAAAAACCATTTACTTGTTGTTTACGTAAATCGTTTTCAGATATTTTTATTACATGGACGACTGCTTCCGCATCATCTAATGAGGTAGCTGTATACGGAACAACCAGATCGTCTGCAGGGACGAACTTAGAAACAGCTCTCCCTAGTAAATCATCATAATAAACTTTTTTAAATGTAGAACCTGCTAATGGTAAATGAAATAACATTTGATCAAACTCTGATTCGTATTCTTTCATTTGATCCATTAATTGAAAGTTCATAAAATCTTTAACTCTTTGTGATTGAGCTTCTTTTGCAGGATTAGA